TTGATAATGGTAGAATTGGTGGTGAATATACAGTTTCTCCAGGATTGTTAGTTAAAAAATAATTAAAAGTAATTGAAAGTAATGCACGGGAAGCTTGGCTTCCCAAGCAGCCTTTCGTATATTTAGGGTATAATAATAAAATAAATAAAAGTTATGTTAGATTTACAAAAAGTAGAGTTTATGAGCAAAGCAGAAATGAATAAATTTGCTCCAAGTATTTTCACAATGAAACCTTCAAATGAGGTTACTGAAAAGTACACACACATTCCAACAGAAAAAGTAATTGATGATATGGAATTACTAGGATGGGGTGTAGTTGATGTTAAGCAAGTTAAAGCTAGAACTCAAAAAACACAAGGTTTCCAAAAGCATTTAGTTGTATTTAGAAATAATGATGTTGTTATTAATGGTGAAGATGGAGATACAGTTTTTCCACAAATCGTAATGACTAATTCTCATGATGGAAAGAATTGTTTCCAATTTACAGCTGGGTTGTTTAGAATGGTTTGTGAGAATGGATTAGTAATTTCAGATACTCAATTTGATGATATTAAAATGCGTCATATGGGTTATACGTTTGAAGATTTACAGGTATTAATTAAGGATATCGTTGAGAAATTACCTTTAACAGTTGAATCAATGAATAAAATGAAAGCTGTTGAATTAGAAGAAGAGCAAATGTTTAATCTTGCTAAATCATTTCTAGATATTAGAGTAGAAGGTACTAAAAATACTTACGATAATCAAGCAATTGAGGATGTTTTAAATGTTCAACGTAAAGCAGATGAAGGAAATATGCTTTGGGAAGTATTTAATAGAATCCAGGAGAATATTATTGAAGGTAATTTTGAATATAAAACACCATCAGGAAAATTACGTCAAGCTAGAATTATTAAGAATTTTAAGCAAGATCAAGACGTGAATAAGAAAATGTTTAGTAAAGCTTTAGAATTAGTAGCATAATGAAAAAGATATTATTATTATTAGGTTTTGTTTCCCTCCTTGCTAGTTGTAGTAAGGAGGACATCTCCTTAGGTGTTTGTGATGGTCCTTGTGATGCTAAATTTTTTATAGATGAACTAGTACAACCAGATGCCTATTTAGATGAGAATGGATTTTGGCATATTGAATTTTATGGCCCTAAATATTTTACAATAAGAGGTGAGTTAAGTGAATTAGAAACAGCTATTGTAAATGGTGTGCCACTAATTGAAACAATGTATGACTCAGATTATTGGGTTGCCTTTGATTCAATTAATTTTATAGTGCCTACATGGTCTGTATTAAGTTGGTTTACAGGTGGAGGATATAATAATCCTGTTCCAGTAGGTAATTTAGAATATACACTTACTGATTTAGCTCAAATACAACCTCCACTAAATATAGCTGGATATCAAATACAAAAGAATTTTTGTTGGGAATGTCCATATGCTGAAACATTATTAGGTAGTAAATCAAAATATACGTATAACCCTCGTCAACAATTTTATTTAGATAATGAGATGGTAGGTGATACTTTACAAGTATTTATGAAAACTACATTTAATACTGATGTAGGTGGTAGAGAAATAGTTGAAGATTCATTTAAAATAATTGTAGACTAATGGAAAGAATAACAGTAGACGAAGCAAAAGAGTTAATACCATTAAAAGAAAATTATGGTAATACGGAAGTTGATTATGCTGAATATTTTACATTGACACCCTCAGATATGGGGGATGGTTGGGAAAGTGTAACATACTATACAGCTAAAAAGAAAGGAATTTACAATAAGAAAGGTGAAGGTGATCAATGGGTTTATGTTTTAGAAAATGAAACACTACCAGGACTCCTAAAAATAGGATATACAAAATTGACACCAGATGAACGAGCTAAACAGATTTCTAATGCAACTGGTGTGCCACTTCCATATAAAGTAGCATGGGCTTTCCGTTGTTTTAACGGCGAACTATTAGAAGGTGAGGTACATCATGCATTAAGAAAATACCGCGTTAATAACCAAAGAGAATTTTTTCAAGTTGGTTTAGACGAAGCAAAACAAACAATAGAATCAATAGGTAAAAATTTTAAATAATAAATTATGTCGGAACAAGAAAAAATAGACAATCAAAAATCGGAATTAATTGATGATTTACTAGCTACGGCTACAGTAAAAGAAGAATTATGGAGATATCATCCAGATAATCCAGATAAAAAAGATGTTGTAAAAGAATATGATATCTTATGTCAAATAGAGAGAGATCTCGAACTTGAACTTGAAGAACTTAAATCTAAATAATGTTAAAAATCAAAATAAAAAAAGGTGAAAACATTAATTCGGCTTTAAAAAGGTTAAAACGCAAATTTAAAGATGTAGGTGTATTAAAAGAATTAAGAAAAAGAAAACAATTCGATAAACCTTCTGCAGTTAAGCGTAAAGCTAAATTAAAGGCAATTAAAACTAAAGAGTACCTGGATAAATTAGAGAATTAGTAAATATTTATAATCAAACCCACGATTATGTATGTTTATAACGCAAAGTGTACTCGAGTAGTAGATGGTGATACCATTGATGCTCAAATTGATTTAGGATTTGACGTTCATAAGAAAATAAGAATTCGAATGGTTGGTATAAATACACCAGAATCACGTACTAGAGATTTAGAAGAAAAAAAACGAGGACTTGCTGCCAAATATAGAGTTCAAGAACTCTTGGAGAGCCAAGAAAATAAATTTATATTACACTCACAAGGTGTTGGTAAATATGGTAGATGTCTAGGAGTTATATTTTTAGGTGAATCAAAATTGCAAGATATCTTATTAGAAGAAGGACACGCAGTTGAATATTTTGGAGGAAAAAGATGATAGATAAAGATAGATTATTTCATTTATTTGGGGATAGTGAAAATGAAAACCCAGAGGTAAAAAAATTAGCAACGGCTGATAAAGACTTTATGCAAAGTCCTGAGGCTAAGTTAGGTATGTTTACTAAAATGATCTATAACCATGAGGTATTTCATAAAAAACTAAAAAAATTCTTTCAAAAAGAAAATACTAGTTATAACGCTCAGGAAACAAAAGAAGCATCTTCGTTTGCTGTATTCAATAGGGCTTATTCCTACATTAGAAAATTAGATGTAAATAACGCTCAACATCAAGATGCACTATGGGAATTTAATTCTAAACCATTATTCAGTGCTTTAAACCAAGCAATTTATTATTTTGAAGCAAAAGAAGAATACGAAAAATGTGCAAAATTAATGGAAATAAAAGAAATGAAAAAAGCTCTTGAAAAAGACGTGCCTTGGTAAAAAAGCCCTCGTATCTTGATATCACGGGTTTTGAGAAACATGGGATTAAAACAAGGGATGGGAAATAAAGGCAATAAAGGGGTTAAGGGACACCCTGTTATTAAATGTTCTATTTAAAATTATATTATGAGAAACAAAAGATTATTTCAACAAAGACTAGAAACATTAGATGCTATATTTAGTGGAATTAAAAATGGTATTCAAATGGGAGCTAGTGTTGGTGAATTGAAAAATGGGTGCGACAAAGGTAGTGCTATTGTATCTGAACTAGAAGGGTACGTTGAAAACGAAAATTAAATAAAAAATAAAAGTTATGAGCTTAACAGCAGAACAAATCCAATCAAATTGGGAAATATTTCTAAATAATATTGAAGTACACATTTCTGGAAATAGAGGTGAGCAATTGTTAAATTTTTATAAGCGATATGAGGATCGAATTATTATGATGCCCGCCGCTCATAAAAAAGAATATCATTCCGCATTTCCAGGTGGTTATGTAGATCATGTTAATAGAGTAGTTAGATGTGCTCTTAAACAATATGATTTATGGGCATCAGAAGGATGTGATATGACTACATTTACTAAAGAAGAACTAGTATTTTCTGCTATTAATCATGATTTAGGTAAGATGGGAGATAAAGACCACGATGCTTATATCCCTCAGACCGATAAATGGAGAAAAGATAAATTAGGTGAAGATTATATGTTTAATAAGAAGCTAGCATTTTGCTCTGTCCCAGATAGAGGATTGTTTTTGCTTCAACAACATGATATTTCTTATACATTTAATGAAATGGTAGCTATTCAAACTCATGATGGGTTATATGATAATGCTAATGAGAAATATTTAAAAGGATTTATGCCTGAACAAAAACCTCGTACATCTTTACCATTTATTTTACATCAAGCTGATTTAATGTCCGCCAGAATTGAATTTGAAATAGAATGGCTTCCAAAATTTTCTCAAAATAGCGTGGAGCCCGAAAAAAAGAATTTTACATTGTCCGACAATAAACATGGTTCCAAGTCTAAATCAAAAGCTTTAGGTGGAATCAAAAGTGAAGGTTTAAAAAATATGCTAGATAGTTTATAATGGATATTTCAATAATAGTAATTTCGATTTTAGGAGTTGCAGTTGTAATTTTAGGATTTACAACTTGGAACTTACTGTCAAAAACAGAAAAACAAGAAGATATTATTATTAATTATGATAACTTTATAAATGAATATAGTAAACAATTAGATGTAGCAGATAAACGCTTAAAGGAAATCGATGAAAAAGATTTATTTAAGAGTGATGATGAAATTGGTTGGTTTTTTAAAAATTTAAAAGGGTTGCAAAATGACTTGTCTAAATTTAAAATTAACCAATAACCCTATATGCAACCACCTGTTCGTAAAAGAAGGAAGAAGTCTAAGAACTACTTCACACATGACACCGAATTAGCTATTGTTAGATACAATAGTTTAGATTCAGTTAAAGATGAGAAATTAAGAAGTGATATCTATGATAAAGAGATTCATTATCCATTCTTTAAACTAACCCAAAACATTATTCACACATTTAAATTTTACCATACAGAGGTTGAAAATTTAGAACACTTACAACATGAAATAATTGTTTTCTTACTTTCTAAGATACATTTATTTGATCCAAGTAGAGGGGCAAAAGCATATTCATATTTTGGTACTATTGTTAAAAGATGGTTAATATTATACAATACCAAAAATTATAATAAAAAAATTAAAAAAGTAGATGTTGATGTTTTAATGGGTGATAAATCAACTCACACTTATAAATTCGAAGAATCAACAGGGCCAGTAGATGAATTGTATAAATATATTGACATATTTGTTGACCATGTTACAGAAAATATATATGAGTTATTTCCAAAGAAAAATGATGCTCAAATAGCAGATGCAATTTTAGAGTTATTTAGAAAAAGAGAAACTATAGAGGTATTCAATAAAAAAGCGTTATACATATATATTCGTGAAATAGTAGATGTAAAAACTCCAAAAATTACCAAAATAGCGGATAAATTACATGATATATTTAAAAGTCAGTACGTTTTCTTTTTAGAAAATGGTTATGCTAGATTTTAAACTTATCCTATATCCATATTTATAATAAAAACATATTATGGGAGCATTAGACAATGTAATATTTGGGAACAAAAAATTCTCAGATATTCTCAGTGAAATTTACGATAACCAAACTGAAAAGAAAAAACAAATTACTGGTTTGATTTCCGAACTTAAACCTCTTATATCTGATATAGGTGATGCAACTCTTATAGTACCATTAATTAAAGAATATTTAGAAATTGGCGTTAGAAACGATGAACAATTAATTAAAATGGCAACTATAGTGCAGCGTGTTGTTAATAATTCTAATAGTGACGATAGCACGGGTATAACAGAAGCAGAAAAAGAAGAACTGTTAGCGGAATTAGACAACATTCAAAATGCTTATAAAGCAGAGAAGAAAAAAGATAAAAAGTAATGTACGTAAATGGTTTAGCAAGATTATTTCAAACCGGAGTAGCAGGAGTAGTTGATACTTTATCACGACTTGATGATAGTGAACAAAGTGGACCTATCATTGCGCGTGTGACTGATGTTTGCTTAAACAGTAATTCAGATTTATTTAAAACAGCAGGATGGGGAGGAATTGGTAGTATATCTTTTCAAGCATTAAATGATCAAAAACCTGAATCAGGTCAAAATAGAGTAGGATCAACATTAGCTTTACCAATGTTTCCTCAATTTAAAAATTATCCTTTAGTAGATGAATTTGTAATATTATTTCCTGGAGCAGGACAATCAGATCCTCAATCATCTGGGGTAAAACAATATTATTATATACCATTAAATATTTGGAATAATCCTCATTATAATGGATACCCTAATACTTTAAATGAAGACCCTAAAAGTCAGGAAAGCGATTACGAAGAGATACAAGATGGTAACCCATCAACTGAAAATAATAATCCTGAAAGATTACCAATTAATGGTCAATCTGGGGGACAATTTGTAGAAAAAGGAGATATACATCCAATTTTACCTTTTGCTGGTGATCAAATTATAGAAGGAAGAAATGCTAATAGTATAAGATTAGGATCAACTGCTACTACAAAAGGATCAATAAGAAATACTTGGTCTTCTTATGGAGATGAAGGTTCTCCTATTTTAATTATAAAAAATGGTCAACCTGAAAATGTAGAAGGAGATTCATGGGTTCCTACGGTTGAAGATATAAACAGAGATCCTTCATCTTTATATCTTACTTCAACACAAAAAATACCAATAGTAGTAGCTACATCTAATCTAGTTGCTGGAGAAAAAGAAACAATACCTTTTACTAGCATTATAAATAAAACTCCAATCTCACCTAAAACATTTACTAAATCCCAAGTAATTTTAAATTCAGGAAGATTATTATTTAATACTGTTGGTGATAGTATACTAATGTCATCTCAAAAATCTATTATATTAGAAAGTAGAGAAGATTTAGGAATTAAATCTATGTTTAATAATGTTAATATATTAGCTCCTAAAGGTAATATATCTATGGGGAAACGAAACGCTGATCAATCTGCTGTTTTGGGAGATAATTTAATGGAATACTTAGTTCCAATAATGAAAAA